GTTCGACGAGCCGCGCCTTGGGCGGAATGAGGTCAATCGCGACCTGACGCCGAAGCTCCCGGCGCTGGCGATGAACCGTCGTCTTGCTGATCCCGGGCGTCCTGGTCACTCTGCGCTCACCGCGAGGTTCGCATTGCCCAGCCGCTTGAGATGGCGCGGCGTCACAAAGCCCGCGACCACCCTGGCGCGGCCGGACGCGGCGTATTTGCTCGGCTCGTCGATCAGCACCCGGATTTCCTCCAGCGCCTCGCGGTAGCCGTCGCCAGGGACGACATAGAGGTGATCCCGGCCGATCTTGATCTCGATGATGTCCTGGTCGCCCGCAGCGGCCAACGCGGCGGTGTAGCGGCGGAAGGTCTTCATGGGTTCAATCCCATTGCTGGAGGTCGCCTGGGGTCAGGCAGTTGAAGGCGCGCCGAGCGAAGAACATCACCGTGTCGAGTTCCTCGGGATCGGTCACCAGATCGAAGGTCCCCAGGCGCTTGAGCGGTCCGGCGAACGCCTGGGCGCGAACCGCGATGAAGTAGGTCGCGACGGTCTCGCCGCGCTCCAGGGCTTTCAGGACGAGGCCCTTCGGGGTCGCCTTGCCGATGTACCGGCGTTGGGCGTGGATGCTGGTGGTGTCTTCGGTCATCTGGGGTCCTTAGCGGGTGAGGCCGTGAACGGCGGCCGTGCCCTCGTCGCCGATAAGGCCAATCTCGATGGTGACGAAACATCCCTTGCCGTAGTCCCGGCTGACCACCTCGAACTGCTTCACCTCATAGTCGGCCCGGTACTGCGGGCTGCGCTTCTCGATCACCCTGGCCCGGAACTTCTCGGCCAGGGCCAGCATCTTCGGATCGAGCGGCTTAGCGCGGCTGGCCAGCAGGATATCGGTGTGGGACAGTTCGGTCATCGGGGTCTCTCGGGTGCGTCTGTTGACGCTGCTTTATAGGATGCTCACAAAGTTGCAAGCGCTTATGCAAGCACCATCGCCGCACCCCCGGGCGCACCACCTGTAGACGCCATAACCTTGCACGCCTCTAGGTTTAGGCAGATATGTTCGCTATGGGCGCATCCTCACGCCTCCAGGAACGGCGATCCGCCGAAGCGCTGGTCTACCACTCCTGGTACAACACCGCCCGCTGGCGACGCCGCCGCGCCGAGCAACTCCGAGCCGAGCCGTTCTGCGCGATGTGCCTGAGCTATTCGGGCGTCTTCCAGGCCGCGACGGTCGCCGACCACCGGGAACCGCATCGCGGCGATCCGGTGAAGTTCTGGACCGGCGAACTCCAGTCGCTCTGCAAGCCCCACCATGACCGCGACAAGAAGCTGATCGAGGCCGGGCGTCCGCTGCTCGGCTGCGACGACGACGGCTGGCCGATAACCGGCAGCTAGGCCCCGTCCGGCGGGGTGCGCGGCAAATCCAAGCGCAGGGGGGGTGGATTTTCCCTGGGAAACTTTCTCTCAGGAAACCGCCGCCGAACTTTTTAACAAAATTCCCCGAAATGAGGGTCCCGGTTGCCATGAAGCCCTGGCCCGCCGACGCGGTCGAACGGCGCGCGGTCGCCAGCCTCATCCCCTACGCCAGGAACGCTCGCACCCACTCGGACGCGCAGGTCGCCCAGATCGCAGGAAGCATCCAGGAGTGGGGGTGGACGATCCCGGTTCTGATCGACGAGAGCGGGGGGATCATCGCCGGTCACGGGCGGGTGCTGGCGGCGTTGAAGCTGGGTCTCACCGAGGTCCCAGTGATGGTGGCGACCGGATGGTCCGAGGCCCAGCGCCGCGCCTACGTCATCGCCGATAACCAGCTTGCCCTGAACGCCGACTGGAACACCGACCTGCTGCGGGTCGAGATGGCCGACCTCGCCGCCGAGGGCTTCACGCTGGACCTGATCGGCTTCGGCGAGGGCGAGCTTGCCGACCTGCTGGCCGAGCGCACCGAGGGGCTGACCGACCCTGACGACGCACCCGAGGTCCAGGAGACGATCATCGCCCGGCTGGGCGAGGTCTGGACGCTCGGCAAGCACCGGCTGGCCTGCGGCGACGCCACCGACCCGGAGATCGTCGCCGCCGCGCTCGCAGGCGTGGCGGCGAACCTGATGGTCACCGACCCGCCCTACGGGGTCGAGTACGACGCCGACTGGCGCAACCACACCGGCGACCTTGGCCGCTCGGCCAGGGCGGTCGGCAAGGTGATGAACGACGACACCGCCGACTGGCGCGCGGCCTGGGCGCTCTACCCCGGCGACGTCGCCTACGTCTGGCACGCTGGGAACAAGGCGGCGGAAGTCGCCGAGGGCCTGGAGGCGTCCGGCCTGGAGATCAGGGCGCAGATCATCTGGGCGAAGAACCAGCTTGTGATCAGCCGGGGGCACTACCACCCGCAGCACGAGCCGTGCTGGTACGCGGTCCGCAAGGGCGCGACCGGTCACTGGGTCGGGGACCGCAAGCAATCGACGCTCTGGCAGATCGCCAAGCCGCAAAAGTCGGAGACCGGCCACTCGACCCAGAAGCCGGTGGAGTGCATGCGCCGCCCGATGGAGAACAACTCCAGCGCCGGGCAGGCGGTCTACGATCCGTTCATGGGCTCCGGGACCAGCCTGATCGCCGCCGAGCAGACCGGGCGCGCCTGCCACGGCGTCGAACTGAACCCGGCCTATGTCGACGTCGCGATCCGCCGCTGGGAAGCCTTCACCGGCCAGGAGGCGACGCTGGACGGTCGGGCCTTCGCCGAGATCGAACAGGAGCGCGCCGATGGCCATCCGAGGCCGACCGCCGAAGCCCACCAAGCTGCGGAAACTTGAGGGCGTCCCGGGTCATAGCCGACCGCTGAACGAGAGGGAGCCGCAGCCGATAGGGCCGCTGGTCAAGCCGGACTTCGTGACCGGCGAGGCCGCAAAGGAATGGGACAGGGTCTGCGGCTCGATGCCGCCGGGGCTCTACTCCAGCGCCGACGCCCCGTCCTTGGCGGTCTACTGCGTCGCATGGGTTCTGTTCCGAAACGCCCTGGCGCAGGTCGCCAAGGAAGGCATGTCGGCGATAGGCTCGACGGGGCAGAAGATCGCCCACCCAAGCCTCGCGGTCATCGCCAAGCAAAGCGAGATCATCCTGCGGGCGGGGGATCGGCTGGGGATGTCCCCGGTGGCGCGCGCTCGCCTGGAGGTCGGCGATCAGCCGCAGGCAAGCAAGTTCGACGGCCTGCTCGGCGGCGCGCAGCTTCGGCTCGTAACGACGAACGAGCCGAACGGGTCTGCGCCTTCATCGAGAACCTGACGGTCCCTTCCGGTGTCGGGGTCGGTCGCCCGATCCGGCTCCGGGACTGGCAGCGGGATTTCATCTTCGATGTCTATGCGCCGCAGCACACGGACGGCTCCCGGCTGGTGCGCCGGGCGATCTTCTCGCTCGGCCGGAAGAACGGGAAGACCCTGCTCGCCGCCGCCCTGGTGCTGGTGCATCTGGTCGGCCCCGAGGCCGAGCGCAACGGCGAGATTTACTCGGCCGCGAACGACCGGGAGCAGGCCGGTCAGGTCTTCAAGATGGCCCGACAGATGGTCGAGGCCGAGCCGGAACTCACCGCCGTCCTGCGGGTCGTCCAATCGACCAAGACCATCGCCTGTTACGGTAACGGCTCGTTTTATCGCGCGCTCTCGGCCGAGGTCGGCACCAAGCACGGGCTCAACCCGACCTTCGTGATTTTCGACGAACTCGCCCAGGCCCGGAACCGCGACCTTTACGATGTCCTGGACACGTCGATGGCGGCGCGCGCCGAGCCGCTGTTCCTGGCGATCTCCACCCAGTCGAACGACCCGGAACATATCTGCTCCAAGCTGATCGACGACGGCCTGAGCGGCGAGGACCCGACCACCGTCTGCCACCTCTACGCCGCGCCGGAAGACTGCGACCTGGAGGACGAAGAGGCGTGGTACGCGGCCAACCCGGCGCTCGGCGACTTCCGGTCGTTCGATGAACTCGCCGTCGCGGCGCGCAAGGCGAAGCGGCTCCCGGCCGAGGAACCGAAGGTCCGCAACCTCTACCTGAACCAGCGGGTCAGCCCGAACTCGACGCTGATCTCGCGCGGCGACTGGATGGCCTGCAAGGGCGACGCCTCGCTGGTCGAGGGCGAGGCGATATACCTGGCTCTCGACCTCTCGGCCAAGATCGACCTTTGCGCGCTGGTCGCGGTCTCCGTCGAGACCGGCTCCCGGGTCGCGGCGTGGTTCTGGAAGCCCGCCGACTACCTGGAGGAACACGAGCGCCGGGATCGCGTCCCCTACGCCCTGTGGGCCTCCCAGGGCCGCCTGGAGGCCATTCCGGGCCGGTCGGTCCACCCGAAGGTGATCGCGATGAAGATCGCCGAGCTTTGCGAGCGGTTCGACGTTCGCGGCCTCGCCTATGACCGCTGGGGGATTGAGAACCTGCTGCGCGAGTTCGACGGGGTTGAGCTTCTCGCCCACAAGGACGGCGATCCCGGCGATGGTCTCCGGCTCGTCCCCTGGGGGCAGGGCTTCAAGGATATGAGCCCGGCGGTCGATGCGCTCGAAACGGCGGTGCTGCACGGCGAGCTTGTCCACGATGGGCACCCGATCCTGACGTGGTGCATGGGCAACGCGGTTGCGGTCACCGACCCGGCAGGCGGGCGCAAGCTGGATAAGTCAAAGGCCCGGTTTCGGATCGACGGCGCGGTGGCCCTGGCGATGGTTCTCGGTCTGAAAGACCGCGAGCGGGCTCCCGAAGCGGAGCCCGAATATCAGGTCATGTTCGTTTAAACCCCAGGAGAACCCCCGTGTCCAAGTTGCTTGCCGCCGCGCTCGCCGCTGTTCTCGCCGCGACCGCCTATCCCGCCGCCGCCGCGAAGTTCCTCACCGAGACTGGTCCGGGTTCGGACGGTTCCCTGTCCTGGGACTTCGGCAATACCGGGGGGATCGCGGCTGGCCCGTTCGAGGACGTGTTCGATATCTTCATCCCGGCCTCCGGGACCTCGGATGGCAGCGTCCAGGCGTCGTTCACCAGCGGCGCGGACGACCTGACCTTCACCGCCGTCAGTTTCGACGGGCACGCCTTTACGCTGTTCGATCTTCCGGGCCTGCACGCGGGCGACCTCGCGCCGTTCCTCACCGCCGGGGGCCACCTGATCCTCGATGTCAAGGGCGTCTCGCCCGGCCCGGACGGCGACTATGACGGGACCTTGAGCTTCACGCCCGTTCCCGAGCCGGGAGCCTGGGCGCTGATGATTGTCGGCTTCGGCCTCGTCGGCGCGGCGCTCCGCTCGCGGCGCACCCGGACCGCTTAAGCGGCCAAAAAGAAGCCCGGCGCGCTCCCCGCCGGGCTCCAGGTTTTACTCGACCCCCACATCCTACGACATCCAGGAGGCTCCCGCGATGCTCAAGCGAGCTTACGCGCGCCTGACCGTGCGCGCCGTCACGGACGGCGAGGACCAGCGGACCTTTGAGGGCATCGCGACCACGCCGACCACGGATCGGCTGGGCGACCAGATCGACCCGATGGGCGCGAAGTTCAAGAACCCGCTGCCGCTGCTCGCCCAGCACGACAGTGAGCGGCCCATCGGCACGGTCCGCTTCAAGCGCGCCACCCCGGACGGGATCGAGTTCACCGCGACCATCCCGAAGATCGACGAGCCCGGCTCGCTCAAGGACCGGGTGGACACCGCCTGGGGCGAGATCAAGGCCGGGCTGGTCCGGGCGGTCTCCATCGGCTTTCGGGCCCTCAAGG